AGCCGCCTGCGGGCGGCAGCTTCTCCCCCGGGGGAGAAGCCAAAAAAATTCTCACCTCGTCAGGCTCCTCACGCCCGTTCCGCTTCCGTTCCACCAGGCACCGGCCTCGACATGGTGCGGTTTACCGCGCAGCCGCATCGGCAGCACGTACTGCACCAGCGCCGCACCCTCCACCGCCGCGGGCACAAAGCCCGGCCAGTCGGCCCAGGTCAGCGCCGGGCCCTCGCCGGGGAACAGCCTGTCCCCCGGTGCCAGCGTATAGTCCGCGCCGTACCGGGCCGTCGTCTCCGGGATGACCACCAGCAGCGCCGTGCCCCGGCGTGTGCCGCCTGCGTCGGGCAGCTCCCGGCGGCCCTGCTGCCAACAGACGCCCCGCAGTACGGTGCGCACCACGGTCTGCGCCGCCGCGTCGGCGTGGTAGAGCGTCACGGTATCGCGGTACAGCTTATTCATGGGGCAGCCACCGCCCGATCCGCAGATAGTAGCCCGCCTCGTGGCGGAAATGCGCCGCCCGGTCTGCCAGCGTGCGGGAGCACAGCTCGGGCGGCGCGGTGTAGGTCTCGCTCACGCTGCCGATGCTCACCTTCGCAATGCCCCGTGCTTCGTCCTCCTGCGCGAACTCGTACATTGCGTCGGCCACAGCGCAGAGCGCCATGCTCTCGGCCAGCTCCGGGTCCAGCCCCTGGCGCGGGGCCACGGCGTACATCTCCCGCATACGGCGCAGCTCGTCCCCGGCGCGTCTGATGAAGCGGGGAAACTCCTTCTCCGGGATGTCCTCGCCCAGGTAATCCTCTACGTAAAAGGTATAATCCGGCACGCGCACGCCCCCTTACGCCTTGAACTTTGCCAGCACGACCTTAGCCTCATTGGACAGCACAGCCACGTAAAATTCGTCGGCGGTGATCTCGGTAGTGCGGGTCTTGGGCTTGCGTTCGGTCTCGATGTTGACCTCGCGCTTGCGGTAGATGGTCAGCGCCGGGATCTCGTCATCGGCCTCGGGGTCGGCCTCCAGCTTGACGATGGGGCAGGCGTAGACGCCTTCGGTCAGCGGGACCTTCTTGCTGGGCACAAGGCGGCAGCCCGCGATCATGCCGATCTCGCCGGTCAGGCTGACGCCGGGCGTGTACTTGTCGGCGCTCAGGAAGTCGGGGTTCTTGCGCAGCTGGGTGACCTGCTTCGGGTGGATGAACAGAACCTTGTCGGAGCAGCCCATCTCCTCCTCAAACAGGTCAACAGCATCGACGATGGCGTTGTAGCTGATCTGGGCCTGGCTGCCGTCGTAGATCAGGCTTGCGGTCTGCAAGGCGTCCATGCAGTCATTGTCGACCTTGGCGGCAATGGCCTGCGCCAGCTGGGTGTTGGCCTCGCCCACCGGGTTGCCGTAGCCGGACAGCACGGCCTCGTCGGTCAGGCCGATGCCCTTCATGGCCTTTTTGATGGTGGCCTTGCGGGTGGAGGTCGTCATCTTCTCAATGGCGACCTCGCCGCCCTCGGCCACGTCGGAGGCGTCGCCGATGTATGTGTAGGCGGGCACGGTGATGGTATCGCCGGGCACGCCCTGCAGCGTATCGTCAATTTTGGCAAACGGTGCCACGCGCAGCTTCTTCGGGATGCGCGCGGACACCATATCTCCCATAACCTCAGGGTCGATCAGTTCGGACAGCTTCGTGATGAAATCAGACATATAGTTTCTCCTTTTTTGTGTTTTTACTTTCGCAGAGGGGGCCAAGATGCCGCCCCTCACTTCCTCAACTCTTTATAGACCTCCGGGTTCTCCTTCTTCAGCGCCAGTCTCTCCCGGTACCCCATCCGCGCAAAGGCGTCGCGGTCCAGCGCTACCGGCACGCTGCCGGTCCCCGCGGCATAGGGCGCGGGGGTCTGCATCGGCTTGTTCTGCTCGTTCTCCATTGTATTTCACCTCACTTTCTGCAGCATCGTAGGGCGGGGTGACCTCACCCCCGCCGCACTGCACGGCAGGCTCATTGCGCCCGCCCTGCATCGCCCATAAACCGGCGGCGAATCTCTGCCAGCTCCGCCTCGGTCTCATGCGGCAGATCAAAATACCACGCCAGCGCCAGCTCGGGGCGCAGAAGCCCCGCGTCCACCAGCTCACGCTGCTCGGCCCAGATACGCGCACGGTCATACAAAACACCGTCGCCCCAGTCGATAGCCGGGGCCGCGGTCTGCGGCAGACCGTCCAGCCCGTACACCGCGCCCAGCGCACTGCACAGCGCCATGGCCTGCTGCACCGTATCCGTCCACGCGCTCTGCAGGTCGCGGATCGTCAGGTCGTAGTCCACCGACGTTGCGGTGATCTCCGTCGCCGTGCGCGGCTCGGCGGGGGTCTCGACCTCGCTCAGAATGCCGCGGCGCAGGCCCAGCAGGCTCTCACACCCGCGCAGAAGATCCTGCTTGCGGGCCAGATAGCTGCCCTCCCGCAATGCCGGGCTGTAGACCGTCACGCCGACATTGGCCGGGTCGTCCGGCAGGCCGACAAACAGATCGTCCTGCAGCGCACGGCGGCCCTGGGCATCGGGGCGCAGCAGATCCTCCGACGCAAAAACGCGGGACGCACCGTTCGCAAATTCGGCGTTCAGCTGCTCCTCGCAGCGGGCCAGTGCGTGCAGCAGACCCGCCGCCGGGGCGTAGATGCTGACCGCGTCGGTGCTGCCGTCCACACAGTTCATCAGCGGCGTCTTCAGCACGGCCAGCCCGACGCCCTGCACCCCCGGCAGCACAAGCTGCGGGACCAGCTCCGCACAGGCGGGCAGCGTGGCCAGCGGCACACAGCGGCCCAATGTCTGGCCGTTCAGCTCAAACAGCCGCGTTTCGATGGTCAGGCCGTCCGCGCCCGCGGTGCGGCGCTCCAAAAGGGCGTACTGCCGCCCATCGACGCTGTGCCGCTCCATCGTGCCGACGGCCAGAAGGCTGCCGTGGGCGTCGCGGGCCAGCGGCACGTAGCAGTCGCGCCGGATGGCCGCAAAGTCGAACGCCCCGTCCCGCGGCACCGGTTTCAGCAGACACTCTCCGCCCACCAGCGCGTACTGCATCGCGGTCTTGGCCGCCGCATTCAGCGCCGACAGGCTGCGGCGCAGTGGGTCCGGTGCCTCTGGCGGCAGGCGGGTCTCGTACTCGGCAAAGACCGTGCGGCAGAGCTTGCCGACGATCAGCGCCGCCACACGGGGCGCGGTATCCTCGCCCGCGCGCGGCACGCCGTAGTACAGATCAAACCATTCCCGCACCGCCGCCCGCATTTTGACAGATGTAACGTCACTTTTCCCAAATGCCTGTTCCAAATAGGATTGCAAATCATCCTCTCCTTTCTTCATTGCCACACGGTAGGGGCCGGGCATGCCCGGCCCGCGGCCTTCCCGCAGACTTTCGTTTTCACCAGGCTGCGGGCCGCACATGTGCGGCCCCTACATGCGCAACACATTTTAGCTTCCTCTCCTTCTCCACACCCCCTCCACCGCGTACCGCACCGCGTCAATGTGGTGGTTGTTCACGTCGGGGTAGCCCGGCAGCACCTCGCCCGTCCGCGGGTCGCGCTCGTACTCGTACTCACTGAACTCCGCCGCCGTGGCCGGGCAGCGCACCGGGTCAATGATGATCGCCGCCAGCCCCTGCAGCCACTTCATGCTCTCGCGCACGCTGCCGGGGCCCTTCTGGGCCGCGCGGCAGGGCAGCCCGGCGGCGCGGTAGTCGGCGCAGGATTTCGGCTCGGCGGCATCCGCCGTCAGCGGGCCGTCCGTGCCCGCGCCGCGCGCCAGCAAAAGCTCTGCCGTCTCGCGGTTCGGCGTGCGGCTGCGCGTCAGCTCGTCAAAAATCACCAGCACCCGCCGCGCCGCATCGTAGGCCGCGGCGTTGTAGGCCCAGGGGTCGGGGTACCAGCCCCAGTCCACGCCGTAGTAGACGCGGTCATACCGTTCCAGCTCGTCGTCCGGCACGGCCCGCAGCTGCAAATTGGCAAACACCGCCGCGCCGCTGCCCACGACCTCTCCGCCGTACTCATGGCGGAACGCCGCCGGGTTCGTCCGCTGCAGGTGCTCAGCGTCGGCCCAGAACCGCTCGCCCAGCATGGCCCGCGGCAGATCGCGGTAGGTCGAATGGTGCACCAGCTTGCCGGGGCGGGTCTCCAGCGCGTAGCGGTTGGCCCAGCTGCGGGCCATGGCCGGCGGGTTGAAGCTCTTTAACGTCAGCGTCCAGCTGCCGCCGCGCAGCACGGTCTGCTCGACGTTGCGCACCTCCTCGGGGCCGTCGAACTGGTCAAGCTCCTCAAACCAACAAATGCCCACAGCGCCGAACGGCAGCTTTAAGCTCTTGAGCTTGCCCGGGTCGTCCGTCCCGAAGAATAAGATCTTCTGCCCGGTGGGCAGATAGGTGCACTCCATCGGGCTGACCGTGCAGTGGAAATACCCCGCACACCCCAGCTCCCCGATGGCCCATACGATCTGGTTGTACACGCTGTTGCGCAGTGTGCCGCCGACCTTGCGCAGCACCACGGCGTGGCAGTCCGGGTGGCGCAGCAGCTGCCAGACCAGCTCCATCGAAAGATAGCTCGATTTACCGGACCCGCGCCCGCCCTTGGCCACGACCTCTGTCACCTCGCCGCGCCGTATTGCCTGATGCACGGGCCAGAACACGCCGGGTATCTTCTCCTTCAGCCGCACTTCCACCTTGGCGCCTCTCTCCTCTCTCCTAACTTTCACTGTCCACAATGACCACCCCCTCTGTTTTCGCCCCGTCGCCCAGGCCCAGATGCTTGTACAGCATTTCCAGCGCGCGCAGCTTGTCGGCCACCTTGACCGGCAGACCGCCCTCCTCGCCGGGGACAGCAAAGGCGATCTCGGCCAGCTCGTCCAGCACATGGTCCGCGTCGATCTCACACAACGGCATCCCTCCTTTTCCCGAATGGGTATAAAAAAACCCGCGGGAGGAATCACTTCCTCTCACGAGTTTCGATGGTATCATATTACCACTGTTGGTTGTGAAATACAATGAAATTTTGCGAAATCTTCGGGAAATTTACTGAAATCTTTTTCACGCCCGCTTCGGCACGGCCATCCCCTCCACAGCCGTCCGGTGCAGCTGGTACGCCCGGCGCTGAACTACCCCCATCGCCTCCGCGATTTCCGAAAAATTCTGCCCCATCACATAGCGGCGGCGCAGCACCTCCTGCCCCGGCCTATCCCGCACCGTCATGATGCCGCACATAATCTCCGCGCGCGTTTCCATGCAGCTTTCCAGCTGCTGCTCCAGCCTTTTCTGCGCTTCTTCGATACGTTCTACGGCCCGCGGCAGCCTGTCCGCGTTAGGGCCGCTGCGCCCGGGCATGCCGCTCATGCAGGCCGTCACCCGCTCGGCGTCGCTGCGCAGCACCTCGATTTCTTCTTCCAGCATGTGCTGGCAGCTGACAGACGCCTGATAGCGACCCAGCCACTCCACTTTTTCCTTATAGTCCATCGCTGTCCTCCTTATATGTTGCCGCTCCTGTCAGGTATTGTTGGTTACTCTCATCTTAATGCAACAACATATAGTTGTCAATATATTTTTGCAAATTCCCGCCTGGCAATCCCAAAAACCGGACTTCCGCTTCTTTTTCCGCTTTCCCGCTTGACACCCGCCGCCCCTCCATGCTACGATGACGGTACTAAAGGCAATACCGCATAATTCCCGCCTTACGGCTTAAGCACCGCTCCGGCGGCTGCGGCA